AGAAAAGTATAACGTACTTTATTGCAAAGGCAAATATCAGTATAAATCTAAATATCCCCAAATAGAAACTAAACATAAGGTTATCTATGCAGGGCCAGTAGAACCAATGGCACCAATCTGGGGTAATGTATCAGATATATTAAGGAAATCTGATAGAATTTGTACTGAATCTCGAAGAGAATTAAAGAAGTTAGAGGAACGTTCACAGAATAACCTTTACTTCAAGAAAAATGGTATTACTCATATAATCGTATACAAATGTTTAGAGAAATAGTTAAAGACCTATATATAGGCAAATCTAAGTTAACCATAGAATGTAACCAAAAGGAAATACCCCAAACTACTCTGGTTCAAGACATATTACAGAATACTGGATTTACGGGTAATATGCCCGACTACGGTACCTATGGTAATTTCAAGGATGGGAAATTTGAGATTACTCCAATGATGCCTAAGCATTGCTTATTTATTACTGGGGTACCCAAAGGGGCAATCCTTGATAATTTCCGAGTTAGAAGAACATATTGGTCCTCTTATTATGAGGATGATGTAAGAGGGTACTTATTTCAGATTACAGATGAAAGTATACCTCGTTTAATAATCACAAACTAAATCTATATGGAAGCAATCGATTACGTAAAATTATTTAAACTCGACCAAGAGAATTATGACTTTAAAAGGGAAGAGTTTATATCCGAATTAGGTAAAGAATTTCTAGATTATTGCCAAACTACCACAATTGGGATAGATAAAAAGACTGGCAATATATACTACTACCGATTTAGGGAAATAGTTAAGAATTTCGAAACTAAATTCTGGGCAATCTCAGAACTTAAAATAGGAGAACCATTAACCCAGAAATTATGGAATGCCTTTTTCGCTACTCAGGTAGTTCCTTTAAGGCAAAGGTTATTCCCAAAGGTTCAGAAATTAATCGAAGAGCAAAAGGGGATAACCCATAACCGTAGTAAACAAGACAAAAAACCTACGAACCATAAAAAGGCAAACTATGGCAAGGGAAATCACAGACCTGCATGGGAATAAATTTAAGGTAGGGGATTATAAGCTTTGCCTTAATATTCCCATCACTGGGAAAGGTAATTTAGTATTCACCAGGGACCTAATCTCTGGTGAACCTTTTAATTTATCAGTAAGTAAGAAAAAATATAAGGGATATTTCTATAACCTATCTTTGAATCTGTATGTAAGGTTCGATTTAGAGTATATGGGTTATGATGAAAGTTCCGATATCAGAAAATCTCATTTGTATGTCAGAAAAGGAAAATAAAATGGTAAGATTCCCAAGACCTATGGGGACTACTGCAATGGCATTAGAATATCAGAAGAACCCAAATGATGAACTTCTGATAAAGATACATAATTATATCATCAATCAATGGCTAATGGGAAATGGTGTATTATGTGGTATCACATACGACATAAATACATTCTCATATCGTATGGGTATAGATATCAATTACATACGGGTATTTATGAGAGATAGGCTATTAAGCTCTAGAATATGGGATAAAGAAAAGGCAGAAGATTTACTACAAGCATTAATGGGAGAACAACTAGCATGGGCTTTGGAAGACCGTATGGAAATAGCCCATCAGGTTAATATCCTAAGAGAATCTCAGGGAGGGAAATACGTACCGTTTATATCTGCCGAGCTGGGAAAGGCCCTTAAATTAAAGCTTGAATCCTCTACATCATTGCAGTCTATCGTACGTAATCTCACTGGAGGAAGTACTACGAATATATTTGCTCAATTCAATCAACAGAACAACGTAACACAGCAAAATGCAATTACTGTTGAAGAGGCCCGTCAAATCGTATTTGAATCACAAAGGGTATTGGATAAACCAGAAGAGGCTAAACTATTGGAAGACAGGTATGACATTAAGTCATTACCCGAAGTAGTTGCTACTAAACAAGAAGGAGTAGATACCAGTAAAGAGGGTCTTAACCTTAATAAAGCAGAGCTAATGCAAATTACTGATGATTATAAGGGAGCTATGTCTTCATTTTCAAAGGAACATCATGAATTGAGAAGAGAAATCGAAATGCGTATAGACCCAGACGAAGAAGACCCAGAGTTATATCAATATGAAGACTTTGAGAAAGAAGAAAAAGAGGATGGCTCATTTGCATCTCAATTCCTCCGAAATAGTAAGCTCCCATAGTTATATCCGGATATTGCATATTTAAAAAGAAAGAATTATATTTGCATATCAATTTTAAAATAGACAAAAATATGGAACTACCAAAGACATCTTACAAAGAGACTCGGGTTAACAAGGTTAATCAGGGTACATACTTTAAATTAAAACCAACTGATACTGCTCCAGTATGGGTAAGAGACCATTATGATAAATCATCTAAGACTTATGCTTGCCATAAGTATGATGACTCAAATCACGAAAAATTTCTCAAGGGAACAAGGAAAATATACATTGACTTTACATTTTAATCACATGAACTTATTTAGACGAAAGAGATGCTGTAGTGAACTCATTTCCATTAAAAATGGCAACTTAGTATTCAAATTGAGTAATACTCATATCAATGCTGCTTATAATACTTTACAGGCAATAATGAGGAAATCTGGTATATTCGATGAGAATCTATATTTCGATGTCTATCAGGAATATCGGAAACATTATGCTATATACGACATAGTACCATCATTGCTAAGGTATAAGATACCCTTGATATTTTCAGGTAGATACCCAAAGAAACTATTCGATAATCAGTTCACTTTTGAGGAATTGATACCAAATGCTCTGGTATATCATAGCTTACCAGAAAATTTCAGATTACCGGAAAGCTTAGAGAAAATCCTTTTAGAAGTAAGAAAAAGGGTATCTGCTTATATAGACCAAGAAGGTATATCAGACCAGGGTTATAGGGATTTGGTTCGAACCAATTTCGTAAAACAATGGGACGTATTTAGAAAGGACCCCTCTCTTATAGATTGCTATATGGATGCTCAATTGGGCATGCTATGTATGTGGGCTAGAGTAGAAAATAAAACAATCGTAAAGAACATAATCGAAAGAACTCAAGATGAACTAGCTCAAGAGTTCTTATCTAAAAATGACGAATATGGAAAATAAAGAAAAGTTTGCTTTCCGAAAGGTTAAAATGTCGGAAGGTGTAGAGGTAGAATTTATTAAATTACTTACCTCAGTAGAGACTAAAAATGATGAGGATGTAATTAAAGCTTTTAAAGTTCAATTATCCTCTGGAGTATTAACTTGCCATGCAGAAATGTTATCTAGAACACCAAGCCAGATAATATTTCAAACATCCCAGTTCAGTAAACCCTATAACTTTTATAAAAACTGGGAACTATGGGTATTCTCTAATATCCTGGGTGTATGGACTTTAAATAGGTTTAGGATATGATTACAATGAAAAACCTCCAAGTAGAGGATATAAAAGATGAATGGTTATATAATGCCTTAACACAAGGTATCAAGGAATGTATAACTGCTCCAGTCCTAACTTTGGACCCAACAAAACCAGAACCCATTAAGAGGGCAGAAATGATACTGGACAATTTCTCTCAGGAGGGTTCTCCAGTAGTAGCTACAGTAATTGCCCCAGGCAATTTCATACAGATGATATTACCGAAACATGAGATACTTCTCTCGGTAATGTTCATATATAAGGAAAGAAATACCTATGTACAACTTGTAATACAAAAACTTGCTTATGAACGAGAAAAGACTACCACCAAGACTAATGGTTCTGTTAGTAGTACTGAAGGGTGAAAAGGTATATAAAGTACCTATTGGGTCCGAAATAGAATTAGACCATCTAAAAGATTTCAATACACTAAGAAGAATCCTTACTCCTTTAGTACAACTATATCATGGAGTAGGTTTTGATACTAGACTTACTTATGATGAGTTTAGTATCTTCTTTAATGACTTACAACATTTGGGGTATGAACTGCTTAATGAATATCACTTGGGTATACAAGAATTAGTAGAAGCAAAACCTATCACTGAAAATGACCAGGATATTAGGGAAATACGAAATGGGTTACTTACCTCTCTTAAATCTCAGGAGTTATCAGAGGTATTAGCTACTAAACTAAAGCAAGCCATACATGAAGTATTTGAAAACGAAAAGAAGAAAGGTGGACTAATGTACAAGGAACCCTCTTTAGAACCTATGGAGAATTCAATAATAAAAGAGGCTTTATACTTGCTAACTCCCCAATTACCTTAATAATTGAAAGGCAGCCTAATCCACTGCCTTTCATAGCGTGTACATATCCTCAGCCTCCCTAAAAATAAATTAGATATATTTTTCTATAAAAATAAAAATGCTTATATTTGCATATCAATTTTAAAATAGACAAAAATATGAAAACGAACTCAGTAACTTACAATCAGGCAGACGAACTAAATAAGGTAGTTCGCAATTTCTTAGAAAAGAAATCTACATTTGAACTTGACTCTGATGAACAGGGTAGTCTTCTTAATTTCCTAATGGGACTCTTAATCAAACTAGAGGATGATTACAAACTCAATTGCTTGGATATTAATCAGGTACAAATCTATGATACTACCTATTATTCTTTCATTTTCGAATCAATAATAACTGCCGATACTAATCCCTATAAGGGGCAATTAGCATCTGCTGCAGTTCAATTCATGAATGAATTTACCGATAACGATGGGAGGTTCATATCATTCAATCAACTCGATAGAAACAACTGGATTTTCCAACTTAATTTCTCAATCGCATGACAAAGTATAACGTTAGTCCATTAGTTGCTCGGGAGATAGAATTCTCCACGGGCACTATCTTTGGTGGTAGCTGGTGCCGATACTTTATTTCAATCACTTTACACCAATGCTATATAGAAGCAACATGGAAAACCCGTCCTAAAAATGATTTAGACGGGCACAAAGAAATCTTTAACTCTTTACAGGAGTATCTAGATTGGTTTGCTAATCTTAAGAAAACTTACGGGAGGAGAATATCCCGTAAACAAATGGTATATGCTGCATACGATGAAACAACTCGTACCTTTAGTTACAAACCCTACGAGAATTGGGCTACCAGACGTTCTAAGGAGAAATTAAATAAGCCTAAGGAACCAATACTGGCCGATGAATTATACTAATCCCCCAATCAGTTAATATACCTCAGGGAGTTCAGAAACACTAACATCTGGGCTCCCTTAATTATTGCATATTTAAAATATTATTTCTATATTTGCATAAGAGAAAAATAAATATAATTATTAACCGACCTTGAACGGGGTCACAAAACTTATTTCTTATGACAACTATTAACGAAATCTCAAATCACATTATGGGTTACTTTGATGGAACTCTTGATGCTTTTGGTTACACTGCTCAATCAGTTAACGAAATCTCAAATCCGGATGAATCATACATGGGAACTCTCAATCTCCAATTCCGGGAGTATCCTATAGACGATGACGAAAAGGTAGAAACCTACTGCAGAGAATCCGATGCTTTTGAACAATACGTGATAGAATTCATTAATTCTCATTGGGATGAACATCACCCATTAAAAGAACTTAACCCTAATCATCATTACATGTCAAACTCATATGGAGATACTATCCAGGTACATTTCAATGATGAATCCCTTTTCATTATCATTACTATGACAGGGCAATATTAACAAAACCCTCTGGGAGGCACTCAAAATACCTCCCAGAACCTCTTTATTTATAAAAATAAAAGTAATTATAGAAACAAGTTTAGAAATAATTTTGTATATTTGCATAAGAAATCAAATTACTAACATTTTTAATATAGACATTATGAAAGAATTAAAAAATTTAGATGCCATCCGAGAACTGCTTGCTTCTCATCCTTTTTACACTTATGATTACACCGATGGTATTCACATTAACGAGGATAACTCTAATTCAATCTATTCAATCGACTTAGACAATGATCCTCTTGCTGCCTATATCTCTGGGTATATCATCACTTATACTTCAGAGGAAGCTCTTTTCGAAAATCTAAAGGAAAACATTACTTCCCACATGGATTTAACAAAAGGTGCCGACGACCAATACTATGATTATTCTCCTTCACAGGTAGAGGCTATCCTATTCGGAGTTCCTCAATTAACTCCAGAACATCAGGATTACATTATAACTGGACTCAAAAAACATCTCCGGGAATTTATCCAAGATGAGGAACAAGACGATGACATGATATCCCAATACACCAACATTTATAATGCTATCGAAAAATGGGAATCAGACAAAAGAGAAACCCAACTCTTTGATTCCCTGGCTGCATCAGAACTCATTAGACAACTTAATAAATAATCACTATGGTAAACTTATATAAACTCTTAAACGTATTGGAACAGGGCATGTCCTTGTTCCAACTCAATAAATGGAAAACCGAAGGCATCTGGTATCCTATTACTCAATACAAAAAGGAATCAGACGAAATTCAGGTAGTAACCAATTTATTTATCCCGGAACAAAAGGAATATCACATTCAACTTTCTGGAAATTATCCCGAAGAATCAGAAGCCTGGGACAAGTTTCTAGAGGAAAACCAATGGAAAATCTACCCATTACTTGCAAACATAATGCAAGTCTTCTTGCCCACAGGGAACTATCAATTATTCTATACTCAATATCCACAAGGATTCATATCCATAATCGCTAAGCCCCATGATAAGTAAAGAACTCAAATCACAATTAAGTATTCTCAAGGAAACTAACCCAGAATATATTCAAACCCTAAAGGATGCCATTACGGCATCCTATAAGGCAGAACTTCAGGCAATCAAACCCAGTTCTACCGAAGAAGAGGAACAACTCAATATCGAACTCAAGGACATAGTATTAAAAATACTATTTGGGCCTTTCTATAACTATTTCGTATCAGAATACGTAGTATCAGATACTATATGGGAAGAACAGGATAAACTAATCGAGGACTTATATTATTACTTCAAATCATGACACCGTATATTCAACAACAACTTAAAAAGCTATGCGATAATCCAAATTGGTATGACGATATGCTCATCTCATGGGATAAAAACCCAAGAAATCAAAGGGAAGCTATTTATAACTACCTTTCTCATGTACAACTAAATGGGTTACTAGAAAACACTCAGATAGTTTTTACATTCATAGATGGCGACATGAAACCAGCTTTCTATTTCGAAATTCCCAGAGATACCAATCGATATCTTATACTGGGAATCCTCGATGAAGCAGGTTATTCTCATTGCTGCCTATTAGTCCAACCAAAACAAATGTTTAACCCTCAACTCAATTAACATCATGAAACCAACAATAACAGTAAACCAATACCCAATCGGATGGGAATGGTTAGACAGAGTACCTCTAGAGGACTTTAACTGGCTAATCGAAATATTCTCTACCATGACCGATAATACCGATACTTATGACTTTGTAGGATATACAGATTCCGAAACCCTACCAGGACATCTGAAGAGGATATGCTCAGTAGACAAGATACCATTAGCTAACTTCCTAAATGAAGACCAAGGCTACGAATCAGGTATATCAATGTACGGTCACTACATAGCATGCAAATGCCTTGACATATCCTCAGAAGAGGAATATATGAATCAATTAACCGATATAAGAATCCTAACTAACGAACTAGAGCCATGCTAACATCAGGTAAATTCTTAGTATCATTCGAAGTCCCGGGACCATTACCTGGGACTACCGAAGGCTTCTGCGAAGAAATGAACGTAGTGTACAGAACCGAGGAACTTAATACCTACCTCCGCTACCCCAAACAACAAATAAACCCATGGCATAAACACAGTACCTATATAAGGCTAAAGCTAAGAGAGATCCTTAAAGTAAACCTAACAGATATAACCATAATCGATATAATATCACTACCATGAATATCATCTATCACATAATCCGAATAATACTATCCGTAGGCACCATCCTAACCCTCATACGCAATGAGAAAATATACCAAGCCTACAAACACCACCACCCAACAAATAAAATAAGGTATATCATCTCACAGCTAATAATCCTAACCCTATACACCTCATCACTAATCCTGGTATCCTACACATATAGGATTATACTAAGATACATATAATAATACTAAAAATTATGAAATCACTAATTCTACTCATCGTAACGATCTGGCTTCTAATCCTAAATGAAGAAGCCTACCTAACAAAGAAATTCATCTACAGAATGAATTTAATCATAATCCTTTTAATATATGCCTTCATACAGGTATACCTAATCGAATAAATACCCACAAGGTACCTGGAATAAATACCGGGTACCTCCCACACCACCCAACACAAAAATAAAACAAAATCATACTAACGCTAACTAAGGTACATAATATAATATCTACCTATCCCCTCTATAACTAATATACCATCTATTAATATAATAATACCTAATACATATATCAAGGTACCTCGCCGGGGGTTTTGGGGATTTAGGCAAACAAGGCAAGTGATAACCCATCCACTATACAAAGCCACTCAACTCACTATATAGCCACTATACCATATAGCTCTACTACACACTTTAAAGGCAAACTCAAAAAGGCCTAAAAAGGCAAATAAATC